CTACAACAATACTTACACACAAGTTATCCACAGGTTATCCACAAGCAAGAAAAAAAGCTCTCCTTATATATATACGTACATACGATATATTCAGACTTATAACTTACGTAAGTAATCCGTCTTTAATACATTTAAGAACGTGAAACATTTAGATAGATATTATTTAAGAGTTAGTCTTAATTCATTTGAGTCTTACGACGTATTAAATATCATGATCTATTCAGATCACGATATTTTGAAAGATAGTTACTCACGGAAGATTCTTAACACGTAAGACCTATTGATGCTGGAATGAGAATGATTCTTATTTGCATCTATTCTCTCCCCCGTGATTAGTAATATTTAATACCCGTGATTAGTTAGTGATTAGTAACGTATTAGTTACAAAGCATTAACGTGAGAGTTATTAATTAATATATTACTCACGGGATTGTTAACGTATTAACGTGAATACGATATGGGACAGGTGCCAGTTCGATACACGGATGCACGCTAGACGCAGCAGGATGCGCTAGGATCGACGATACATGCCCGACCCTTGCCATGGTAGCCATGCACGCACCAAGAGCGATTATGACCGATTGGATGGGGTTCGTACTCGGATGGAGCGTGACCCCCAACAGCAACCTTCCCCAGAAAAATTCAGAAAGTACGCTTGCAATATTCTGTGAGTAGTGAGAGTATGTGTATTAGTTCCACGGGAGTTGCCATGAATATCACGATTGACAAAGATGTACCGATGCCAAGTAAGTCAAATAGTGTGAGTGTGTACCCGTATGACGTGATGGAGATTGGTGATAGTTTCGCAGTAGGCGGGGGAGTTAAGAGACAGGCGGTATATAACGCTTGTTGGCGGCATGGTCGCAAGTTAGGGCGTAAATTTATTTGTAAAGACGTTGGTAATTCGATACGAGTATGGAGAGAGGCTTAATAACCGAGTGTGTAGACGAGAGAGCAAGAGAGTTGCTCAGGGGTCGGTTATTGCCATTAACATTAGATCAAATAGTTGATGTAATGGCTCGAGTGATGCGCAGGGAGATGGTCTTAGACAATGAGGTCAAAGAGTTGAGAGCGAAGTTAACTAACAAGCGGGGTTGATATGAATTTCACACAGGACTGGTTCAGTCACAACATTCCTGGCCTGCAAGCCTATCTGAAGGATGTTGAGGTTAATTCGATTCTTGAGATCGGGTGTTTCGAGGGTCGTTCGTCGTGCTGGTTTCTCCAGAACGTGTTAGCGGATGATGGTGTGCTGGTTAGCGTGGATACCTTTGCTGGCAGCATGGAGCATGACGGAATGGATTTCAGTGAGGTTAGAAACCGATGGTCAAACAACACTGACAAGGCCAAGAAGCCAAGCCAGATAGTTAATTTGTGGGATGACCCATCCCTGTTAGCCATGTCTGACCTTTTGTTTACGAAGAATGAATTTGACCTGATTTACATTGACGGCAGTCATGAAGCGGCTGATGTGATGACAGATGCCTGTATGGGCTATCATTTGCTCAAGGTCGGGGGTTCGATGATATTCGATGACTACCTGTGGAACATGAACTGGGCTTATTACCAGAGACCTAAGCCTGCCATTGATGCGTTTGTAGAACTGTTCTATGGCCGTGTAGCGGTGACTTCCTGTGGCTATCAGTTGATCGTCAAACGCTTGAAGTAGCGCCATGCAGGACGTAACCGTAGATACGAAGAAGATGATTGAATCACGTATCAAATGGTTATCGGTTGAAGAATGGGAGCATGAGATGGCCTTCGCTATTGCTCTCTATGAATCACGACAGAGGCTTCAGGGATACTTGAGAGAAGCTCTGTCCTGCGGCAAGTCCAGAGCTAAGAAGGTCAAGCTCTATGCTCGTTGGAAGCAGGAACTTGAACCTGAACTGGTGACTGAGCTTGTCGGTGTACTTCGTAACAAACAGGCACTTGAGATTATCATGGGCTGGAAGCTGGTCGATCCGAGACATTGAATGAAATTCAACCTGCAACAGTTCTATAAGTTTTGCGCACAGCTCAAGGTTGAGACTAAAGAACACGGCCTGAAGAAGATGGATACGCTCCTCGGCACTCAGACCTACGTGATGGACGAAATCACGAAAGGTCTGGACGAGGATATTCATTTCTTCGTTATCCTCAAGGGCAGACAGTTAGGGATTACCACTATCAGCCTCGCGCTGGATCTGTACTGGCAATTCGTTAACCCCGGCTGGCAAGGTACGCTTGTCTCCGACACGGAAGAAAACCGTGATATGTTTCGCTCGACCCTTGCGATGTACATGGACGGGCTACCGAAGGAATACAAGATTCCACTGATGGCCCATAACCGCAATCAGCTCGTACTCAAGAACCGTAGCCGCATCTTCTACCAGATTGCAGGTAACAAGAGCCGTCTCGGTCAGGGCAAAGCTATTACATACCTGCATGGCACCGAGACCGCCTCATGGGGCAACGAGGAGGGACTGGCATCCCTGATTGCTTCCCTTGCGGAGACCAACCCGAACAGACTCTATATGTTCGAGAGTACGGCTCAGGGTTTCAATATGTTTCACGATATGTACATGACCGCTAAGAAAGCTCGTACACAGCGGGCTATCTTCTGCGGCTGGTGGCGCAATCAGTTCTATTCAGCAGACCCTGAGAGCAGCGTTTACAAGACCTATTGGGACGGCAAACTGACTCCAGAGGAAAAGGAATGGACTAAGGATATTCGCAAGCTCTACAACATCGAAATCAATTCCCGTCAGATGGCGTGGTGGCGATGGAAAATGTACGAAGGAATCAAAGACGAAGCACTGATGATGCAGGAGTTCCCGCCCACTGAGGACTATGCCTTTGTGATGACCGGCACCAGCTTCTTCAGCATGTCGCGCTGTACGGATGCCGTAAAGGATGCCAAGAAGCTCGATTACGATAGCTACCGCTATGTCATGGGAGCCAACTTTCAGGACATGAACGTAGTCAGATCTACGGAGCGTCTTGCCACACTCAGCATCTGGGAAGAACCCATTGACACGGCCTACTACGTCATCGGGGCCGATCCAGCCTACGGTTCATCGGACTGGGCTGACCGCTTCTGTATCCAAGTATTCCGCTGCTATGCAGACGGGCTTGAACAAGTCGCAGAGTTTGCTACCAGTGAACTGAATACTTACCAGTTTGCATGGGTGATTGCTCACCTCGCCGGCGCATACAAAAACTCTACGCTCAACCTTGAAGTCAACGGGCCGGGGCAGGCCGTCATCAACGAACTGAAGAATCTCAAGCGGCTCGCAGCCTCTTATGGCGGCGCAATGGGCAAAAGCCTGATGGATGTGTTCGGCTCCATGAGCAACTACATCTGGCGACGTAATGACTCCATGTCCGGCATCAGTAACAGCATTGGTTGGCTCACCACCTCGTCCAGCAAGGAACGTATGCTGAACTACATGAAGGACTACTTTGAGCGCGGGATGATGGTTATACGCAGCCTTGAGACGATTGACGAGATGAAGACCGTAGTGCGCAATGACGGCAGCATCGAAGCCTCTGGACGCAACAAGGATGACCGCGTGATTGCCTCTGCGCTGGCGGCGGCTGCCTATGCAGAACAGTTGCAGCCACGCCTGATCCAGATGCGCCTGACCCGCGATGTAAATAAGGCTCAGGAAAAGCAAACGCCAGAGGAAGTCTCAATGAACAAAACAGTGAGTACCTACCTCAAACAGATCGGAATCCACCCCGATGCCTCTGCCAGATAAAGTCATCCCGATGAATGAGCTGAAAACGCTCATGACGCGCTTTCTGAATGACGAAAAGCGTGGCATCAGCGTCAAGCTGTTCGCCGAAGTCGCTGGCCTAGACTTGACCACCATCACCAAAGTATTCAAAACCGGCGAGATGCCGCTTACCGAGTTCGTGCAGCGTCGTGTCAGCAAGGCTTTGCTCGCGTGGCAACAGGGCGAGATAGCCGTGATGCGTAACGTCGACGGAAGTAAGTTTGTCGAGTACCGCAAGCAACCGCGAATGAGAATGGCTCGCACCCAAAAACTTGAGTTTGTGAACGGTGTCCCGAAAATCAGTGTCGGAATCCGTAACAAAGCCGATTATTCAACCCCAGACCTAGATGAACAACTGAGGAGTCAACATGGCCGTCGTTCATGATTACAAATGCCCAAAACACGGGTTCTTTGAAGCTAGAGAAGCCGTTTGTCCACAAGGCTGCAAGGAAGGCGTGAAAATCGTCTACCTGAAAGCACCATCGCTTATGTCGCCCAAGACACGCCGGACAGACAAGACCGTCAAGAATCTTGCCAAAGACTTTGACATGACCAACATCAAGTCAACCAAAGAAGGCGAGTCACAGACCGGCTACTACACCCGCAAGAACAAAACTAAGGCTGAACCTGCTGCCGCTCCGCGTGAGCCTCGGCCAGGTGACGCTGCCATCTGGGGCGGTGGCCCAAGAGGGCTGGACATGGCCTCCATCCTGTCAGGCCGCGCCATCCGTAGCGTTGCAGGCGAGTCCGTGGGCGTCAACCCGAAGGATGTGGGTAACTTGACCGGCCCCAAGGCCGCGTCGTACATTGCTGACCACGAAAACTTGACGTTGAAGAAATGAGAATACCGACAGACAATACAGAACGGGAGATTTTCTATCGTCAACTGATAGAGAAATGCCTCGTTTCAGTGGAGGAACGCAAGGCTGATTACGCCTCTCTGCGTTCCCTGTTCCTGTTCGGTGCAGGGCCGGATGAACCTCCGGCTCTGTTCAACAAGATTTTTCCCCATATCGACACCCTGACCAGTTTCCTGTACTCAGCGGAAACCACTAGGTTCAGCATAAATCTAGGTGCCTCTGTTCATGAATCTGAGCAAATCAAAGGCCCGGTACTGACTTCGGCACTTAATGACGAGTGGCTTAACTCAAACGCCGATCAGGTTTTCAGTTCCGCGCTGAATTGGGCGCTTGTTTACAACACGACATACATTAAGCTCGTGGTAAACAACGGTATCCACCCGTACATGGTTGAGCCGGGCTGCGTCGGGGTGCTTCGAGAGGATATTCCCTACACCGACCGGCAGGAAGCCATCGTCCAGACCTACTACATCACGAAATCCGAGCTGTATTCGCGTCTGTACGCCCATCCTAAGCGGGAAAGCATTGTCAGCAAGCTCTCAGCAGCCGTCCATGTCCGCACTGAAGATGTGCCAAATGGGTTAGATCGCATCATCATGTCCTCGTCATCGCCTGAAATGACCGGCAATGTGAACATGGATCTGTACGGTTACAACCGATACAAGGCAACGGTAGTCGAAGATACGGTCAAAATGTACGAATTGTGGGTCTGGAACGACGAAATCAACGATTATCAGTGCGTCACAATGGCTGACCCTGATGTTTTCATCTATGACAGACCCGGCGGCACCCTGTTCCTGAAAGGCGAGCTGCCTTTTGTGCAGATTTGCCCGAATCCGCAGTACGATTACTACTGGGGACTGTCCGAAGTGCAGCGTTTGATGTATTTGCAGAAACTGCGCAACAATCGCATGTCTGAAATACTCGATTTGCTGGCAAAACAGGTCAATCCACCCACTGCGTTGGCTGGATACATGGGTATTCTGGACGAAAAGAACTTTGCCCTGAATCGTGCAGGCGGTTTGCTGTCCTCAGACATGCCCAATGCGAAGGCTGACCGGCTTGCACCAGAGATGCCGCAGTCGTTATTCGAGGTAATCCACGAAATCGACGCGATGTTTGAAGAAGCATCGGGTATTTCAGCTATTTTGTCTGGTCGTGGTGAACAAGGCGTGCGTTCGGCAGGCCATGCAAGCCAGTTGGCTCGTTTAGGTTCCTCCCGCGCCAAGAAACGTGCGCTGGTGGTCGAAGATGCGTTGGAAAAGGTCGCTACGCTGTATCTGAAGCTGATGCAGGTGTATGACCCGACGCATTTCACAGATGAAGCCGGAAATCGGTTCATTGCAGAACAATTCACACGCGATTACGTGGTAAAGGTGGATGCGCACAGCAATAGCCCGATCTTTACAGAGGATTTGAAGTCGCTGGCGTTCAACCTGTTCAAGACTCAGGCTATCGACAAGGAAAGCCTGATTGATCTGCTTGAGCCGCCGATGAAACAGTTGCTGATTCAGAAGCTGAAGAAGCGCGAAAAGCAGCAGGCGCAGCAGCCTCAACCACAGGAAAAGCCAAAGGGCGAAGGTAAGAAGCCAGACATTAAGGCGGTGCAATAATGGCGGCTTCACCGAAAAACATTCAGCCCAAAGCAGACCAGCCTAGAGTGACTACAGAGTCGCTCAATCGGGCTGATAAGTCGCCTGCCTTGCAATATAAAATTAGCAGTGGTAGAAATTCAATCAGAGTACCGAGGAAGGGTTCACGAACTCTTGATCGGCGCTAAAGCTAATCCCGCTTGGGATTGAGGGTCTGGCTGACTTCCCATCTAAGTTGGCCCTGCATGTGGAGATAATCAACATGGCACGCAAAGCACGAAAGGGCCGCAAGTCCCGCAAGTAATAGTTGCTCGTAAGAGCTTCTAGTTTGCCTGCGGGGGCGGGCAATAAAATATAAAAGCCCCCTTTAGTTTTACGAGTTTTGTTTGAGAGAAGTTATGGCAATGCCGAATGACAAAATGATGGAAATGCTTGCGCAGCAGCAGGGCGGTAAGACCGCACCTCCGATGCAGGCTCCCGCGTCTCCGTCTATGTCAGATGCCTCAACTGGCCCCATGTCAGCCCCCATGTCGACACCTGAACCCAAGATGGGCAATCGTGAAGGCGCAATGGTCAGTCTGTCTACCGCGATGGACTTAATTGAGCAGGCATTGCCTGCTCTTGGCAGCGAATCACCTGAAGGTCAAAAGGTTGTGTCGGCATTGCGTTCGTTAGCCGGTGTGATTGGCCCTAAGAAGGGCAAGACCAACGAACTTCAGACAAACGAGATTCTTCAGATGCTTCAATCGCTCCCTCAAGCCGGTGGAGCGACACCCGAAGGAATGGCGATGGCTCAAGGCCCTGCGCCCGGAACTCCTCCGATGGGTGCTGGAGCTGGCGGTATGCCACCTCAGCCCGGAATGCCTTCATGAAAAAGTCTATTGCTGAACGGTTTTGGCTCAAAGTAGCAAGCGCAAGCACTGGTTGCCACCAGTGGACAGCGTGCAAAAACCGTTTTGGCTATGGAAAAATTAGCGATGGTAAAAATAAGTGGATGCTTGCTCACCGCTGGGCGTGGGAAAGCAAAAACGGCCCTATTCCAGAAGGAAAGCTGTTGCTACATACTTGCGACAATCCTTCATGTGTAAATGTTGAACATTTATACTTGGGTTCATATAAAGATAATGCTCAAGATAGAGAAACCAGAGGCCGAAGCAATCATGCTTTTGGTCATCGGCATGGGAAGGCAAAGTTAATTGCTTCTTATGTGCTTGAGATACGCGATTTATTTGACACTGGTAGATATTCCTTCCGTCAACTTGGAAAAATCTACGGCGTTGATGGAAAATGTGTAGCAGACATAGTTGACAGAAAAATTTGGGCACATGTTGCCTAAAGGAGAATCCTTTGGAACTTTTTAAACCTCGTGGCGCTTCCAAGATCAGAAACGCAACCACTGACCAGCAGCAGAATGGTCAGATTTACAATCCTCCTCGTTTTGCTCACCTCGGTGGGTTTTCCGGCGCTTCAAAGGCTGGCACCAAGAGCAAGATGGGCGTAGAGAAGCCGGGTGACGGCAAAAAGGTCATCTAAAATGGCGACCAAGCACGCAAAAGTTGCTGCTAAAAAAGCAGCAATGAAGAAAGCAGTTAAGAAAACACTTAAACCCAAAGTAAGGTAATTCCTATGAGCCTTGAGAATCTTGACGACAGCGCCCGCGACGAACTGGCAGCACTTGCTAAAGTACTTGCGGAAAATCCAGCAACCAGAAAAGACTTTCTGCGCATGACCAAGAAGGTCAAGCCGGATATGCCGATTCCTGAGCTTGAGATTGAAGAAGCCACGACCAATGCGGTCAGTGCTGCTTATAAGCGCGTCGACGAGCTTGAGGCTCGGCTTCGGGATAAGGAAGCGATTGAGGATTTGCAGTCTCGCCGCCAGAAGCTGATGAAGAAGGGCGTTCGAGAGGAAGAAATCGAAGAAATTGAGAAGGTAATGCTCGACAAGGGCATTACTAATCATGAGGCCGCAGCAGAGTATTGGTCGTGGATGAAACAAGCCGCTGCCCCAACTCCGACGGGCTACAACCCAAGCGCAATCAAGAAATTTGATTTGGGTAAGTACTGGAAGAATCCAGTTGCTGGTGCGCGTGAAGAAGCATCGCAGGCTTTGGCGGATTTGCGTAGACAGTCATCTGCGCGTCCTATTGGTATTTAACTTTTTCGGAGATAACAAATGGCAATTGGTGGTGGCATAGTTCCGGCAAGCGGCAGTTCGCAATATTACGAACTGACATACGTTACGCGTCGTGCGTTTATTCCAAAGATGGTGGTGCAGATTTACAACAGCACCCCGTTGATGGCTGCGCTGATTGCTAACTCACAACAGGCTTCAGGCGGTGTATCGTCTGTAACCGTTCCTGTTCAGGGTTCACAGTTTGTAAATGCTCAGTGGTCTGACTACTCTGGTTCATTCAACCAGCCTTCAGTCCAGCAGGGTGCTTACAACGCTGAGTTCAACCTGAAGCTGATGATTGCTCCTGTTCCCTTCCTCGGAATGGAAGGCGCAGTTCAGAACGATGCCGCCATTATCCCTCTGATCGAAGCTCGCATGAACGATGCGACAAACGTGATGATGGATGGCATGACCAGTGCGCTGTATGCCACTAGTCAGGCTTCAAATCAGCAGTTCACCCCGCTTTCAAGTGCGGTTTCTGCTACCAACCCTTCGTTGGGTAACTATGGTGGTATTGATAGAACTGCCAATGCTTGGTGGAAAGGCGGTGCCTATGCCGCTGGTAACGTCAATCCAACCCGTCAGAACATGCTTCAGTACATCTCTGGTACTGTTAAGAAGTCTGCTGAAGTGCCGACTTTCGGCGTGTGCGGCTTCGGTACTTGGACGCTGCTGGCTCAGGATTACGTGGGTCAGGAACAGTATGTCATCACTCCGGGTCACGGCTTTGATGGCGATGCTAACGGCCCACAAAGCGGCTTCCGCGCTCTGATGGTTGCCGGTGTGCCAATTTATCCAGACCCGTACTGTCCAGAAGGCACTGTGTACTTCTTGAACACTAACTACCTGTCTCTGTACATCCATGAGCAGGGTTCGTTTGCGTTTACAGGCTTTGAGTCCACTCTACCGAACTGGCAGATTGGTTATGTAGGTGCCGTCCTGATGATTGCAGAAATGGTTTGCACAAAGCCAAAATCATGCACAGCAGTCACCGGCTTTAACAGTATTTCGCTCTAAGGAGAAACCAGAATGTCACTCTCTGCTAATAAAATTTTAATAAGCGGCGTGCCGTCTAATGCGGCTGGTGCTTATTTTCAGCAAACAACTCTTGCTGTTACCACAGCAGGAACTGCCGTCCCTGCCGGTATTTGGACGCTGTACGGTCAGGCTAACATTTCAACTGCCAACGTAACCATTCAGATCAATACCGATGGAGATGGAAACATTTCCAATGCCACATGGATAAATCTGGCTTCAGTTAACACTGCTATTCCAGTTTTTATTTCTGATGGTGTAAACGTACAGGCTAAATGCGCTACATCAAATACAACCATTACGCTGATTGGCAGTAATGGTGGTCAGTCTGTAACCCAGTCTGCCTTTGCTACTAGCTAAGGAGTAGGCCATGTCTAGTGTTGACTCGGTAAGTCAATTTACAGCCGATTCGTTTAGCAATATCCGAATCGGTGTGGTTCGCGGCGTTACTCTGAATACGTCAGGAAATGGCGCAACGACTAACATTACTGTGCCAATTCTGTCCGGCGGCCTGACCAATGGCGGCGGCGTATCAAACAGTGGTGGCATTATTGTTCGGCGTGTGACCGTTCAGAATCCAAGTGGTAGCATTGCTTCTGCAAATATCACAGTATGTCAGTACAACAATTCCACAGGGAATGTTATTACTGCTGCTCAGGCAAGCAGCGTGACTGCTGCTGGCACGTTTCAGGACTTCACAACGGGTGCTAACGTATTTGTGTCAGGTGCCAACACCTCATGCTTGTACGTGACGGTTAACAATGTTTCCGGTAACACCAACACTTGCGACATTACCGTTTGGGGCGATGTAGTTAGTTTCTAAGTCTATGGGTTTTCGATGTCACAAACTTTACAAGGCTACATTACAGAAGTCAGAAGGCTCCTGCATGATGCCAATGCTAATTTCTACAGTGACAGCCAGTTAACCGACTACATCAACTCCGCAAGGCAACGAGTAGTCCGTGATACTGGTTGCCTTAGAACCCTACAAGTAACGCAAGTGCCATGTACCCCCGTCTCAGGGGGTACAAATCCATATTTCTGGACTTCAAACACGACTGTTGCTGCTGGCGACTACCTTGTCAGCAACATCTTTATCTACAAAGTCATTACCGGCGGTGTGACGGGTTCAACCTCACCCCCGTATCCAGCATCATCGGGTGCATACCCGCCGTCTGGATCGTTTACTAACGGCACAGCCACGCTGCAATACGCTGGCCCGTCTGAAATTATCAATTTTGCTGCCCTGCCACAGGGGTCTAACACCCTCGATGTGCTGAACATCAACCTGTACTGGGGCAACACCCGTATTCCTATGCGATATATGGCATGGACTGACTTTAACGCCAGTCTGCGGTACTGGCAGAACTATATTGGCCGTCCCGTTGCGTTTAGCGTGTTTGGTCAGAGCCAGATTTACATTGCGCCGGTGCCGGATCAGGTGTACGCCATTGAGCTTGATACCATCATCATGCCGACCCCGCTGGTATCGACGGAAACCGACCAGATTCAAGAACCATACACCAATCCAGTGAAGTTCTATGCGGCTTACCTTGCCAAGTACTACGAGCAGAGCTTTGGTGAGGCTGAAATCTACAAGCAGGAATACATCAAGCAGGCTCAGTCTGTCTTGGCGACCTCGTTTACCCGCCGTATCCCTAATCCGTATACCTTAGCGTTCTGATTATGGCATCAGCAGAGCAAAAGAAAGCGTATCAAGTCATCAAGCAGTTCAAGGGGCTGAATACTAAGGCCAACCGAACTGCGATTGATGAAGATGAGTTTTCTTGGCTCGAAAATGCCATGCCAATTGGGGCTTCTAACCTCAAAGTTACCCCGACTTACTCGCAAATCGGCTCGTTTACGTTCACTAGCACGGTTGTGGGGCTGTTTGGCTCTAGCATCAACCAGAAAGACTACCTGATCGCCTTTGAGTCTGACGGATCGGCTGAATACGTTGACCTTGGCAGTAATACCAAAGGTACGCTTGCCGCTGCTGGCACCTTTTCAACCGGCACCACGACTCAGTTTCAGGTCTGCGACTGGAAAAACAAATACCTGTGTATTGTTGACCCCGTGAAGGGCTATTTCACATGGGACGGTACCAATCTCGTATTCGTAGGCTCAATAGGACGCATTGGCATCACGAATCCGGGGTCAGGCTATACGGTGGCACCAATCATTACGATTGGCGCTCCTAGCCAAACTGGGGGCGTTCAGGCGACGGCTATCTGTTCAATCACCCAAACGGCAGGGCAGGTCACGGGCTTTACGATCAGTTCAGGCGGTTCTGGATATACAGGCGTTCCTGTAGTGCAAATAGGTGCGGCACCTTATCCCGGAACACAAGCCACGGCTGTTGCGACCATTTCAAGCGGTGCCATTGTTGCTGTTAGCATTGTCAACCCCGGATCTGGTTATACATCAGTTCCAAGCGTGTCATTTACTGGTGGTGGCGGGTCTGGCGCAAACATTGCCGCCATCATTGATACCGGCTCTGTGACTGCGATTGCGGTGACTAATGCGGGGTCTGGCTATACCAGCCCGCCGTCAGTGACGTTCTCCGGCGGTGGTGGCGGGGTCAATGCAGCGGCTACGGCTGAATTACTCACGTTTGCAACCGGCACCCTGACGGTTACGGTTACTTCTGGTGGGTCTGGATATACCAATGCAGCTAACACCGTTGTTAGCATTAGCGGTGACAGCCCGACGACTCCTGCTACCGGCACGGCTATTATTTCCGGCGGTCAGGTGACGCAGGTCATTATGACCAATCACGGGGCTGGCTATACCAATGCGTCTAACGTCACGGTCGGCATTTCGGGTGGTGGTGCCAACGTAAACGCAACTGCAACAGCGGTAGTGTCAACCGACCAAAATACGGGCGTTGCGAGCTTCTCAGGTCGCGTCTGGATTGCGGCAGGCCGGAATGTGTACTACACGGCTCCCTCGTCTGTGAGCGATTTTACGAGCCTTTCAGCCGGTGGCGTGTCACTTTCAGACTCGACCCTGCACGGCAACATTACGCAGATCATTTCTGCTAACAATTTCCTGTATCTGTTCGGGGACGACAGCATCAACGTGATTTCGGATGTGCGCGTCACCACGGCAGGCACGACCATATTCACGAATACCAATATCAGCGCATCGGTGGGGTCAAAGCGACCCTATTCGATATTTCCGTACTTCAGGTCGCTGCTGTTCATGAACGACTACGGCGTGTATGCGTTGGTCGGCTCGACAACGACCAAAGTGAGCGATTCCCTAGACGGGATTTTCCCGTTTATTGACTTTACTGCCCCGATTACGGGCGGTCAGGTGCTGATAAACAACATTTTATGTGCGGCCTTCAACTTCAAATATACCGGCACAGGTGGCGGTGGAGCGTCCAGTAGATACTTGCAGGCCGTCTTTTTTGACAAAAAATGGTTCCTAGCCAGCCAGAAATTCACCTCCGCGGACATGACGTTGATTACGTCATCGCCGGTAGGCGGCAAATCGAATCTTTACGGCTACGAAAGTGGCAAAAAGCTGTACAAACTGTTTTCGGATACTACGTCCAATGTCGCCAGCTACGTCCAGACTGCGCTGCTGCCGATGGGCGACCCGATTCGCACCAAGCAAGCACTGAAATTCGGCATTGAAGCGTCCGAAAATGCCGGATTTCCGCTATACGTCACTGTAGATTCCGAAAGTACGTCCAGCAACACGGTTACGCTTCAGGCTGAAACGCCGGTAGCGTGGTATGCTGATTTTGCTGCAAAATCATGGCAAAACAGCTCTGCGCAGACCGCTGTCTGGGAAACTTCGCCGGGATTGGTGGCTACGCTTGTTGCAAAAGCGACGGCTTATACCGATCCGTATATAGCGGTAGTTGGGTTTGGTACTGACGATTTTTATTATGGAACATTTGGCTCTTTATCTTCAGTTGGGCTAAAAAATTGCACAGTTGTGGGATTTTATGAGCAAATAAGCGGAGCTGCGTCTGTTTGGCTAAATGTTTATTGCCCTGACGGAATAGACCCCACAAGCACTTTTATTGATTCGGTAACATCAAACAGCGTTACATTAAACGCCGCTGATGCCACTTACTATTGGGCATCAGCGTTTGGCACGAACATAGCGACTTGGAATTGGTCTGGAAATCCATTCGGCTTTGCCGATTCTTCTTCATACGACACAACCATTTCCCTGACGGAATATGCAAATATTCCCGTTCAGGTACTGCCGTGGATTTCGCCAATCCCTCAATCTTCAACGAATACGATTCCGTGGCTGAACAACAGCAATGCCGTGATTAACTGGGATGGAAAATACGGATTGACCTATTTCCTGTACAAGTCCGATGCCCAGATGTGGGGTAAATACATCGGATTGACTGCGCAGGCTAATTCTGCCGCATTGGTTTACAATACATTTGAATTTGAGCATGAGCTGAGAACGAGGTTCTAATGTCGGTTCCATACACATTTGCATCTGCAACACAGGCACTTCCGTTATCAGAACTGGATGCGAACTTTACATACGTGACAAATTTGATTGCTACCGATAGCGTCAATTACGTTTATGTTTCGGCTTTTGCAACAGGCGGTAGCGGCACCACAGCAGACCCGTGGACTGGCTGGGATACGGCTATCACTTGGGCATCTGCAAGTCATAATCAATACAATTTTTGCGATGGATATTTTGCATATTCAACTACCATCACTATTCCGCAAGGTGTAAATTGGTTTGGATTTGTTACCTCCGCTGGTACGGTTATTCAATATAACGGCACTGGGCTGGCGATGGATATAGGGGGGACGGGTAATTCTGTAGGGAATCAAGGATTCAACATCAACATTGCCACGTTTAGCGGAAACGCATCTGCTACTGGCGGCGTACGTTGCAGGCAGCTAACTCGATCTGAAGTTACAATTAACTTTCTCAATTTCCCAAGCACTGCGGTTTGCATGTATGAAGGATCATCCGTCCTCGTTACATACAAGCTAAAGGGGTCTGGTGGCGCGTCGTTACTGCAAACAGTTGGTATTCAAGTTCCGACGCTGTGGCAAAACTCGTCTGGAAACATCTACTTTTTGCAGGCCGAAAGTACTTCAGATTGGGGGGTTGTTGTAAATGGGTCGCAAAACAGCATTTTTTATGTGCTGACGGCTGAAAATTGCAAGGGCGGCTTACTTTTGGCTCCATCAAACGACGGTAACCAAGTTGTAAACATGAATGCTTTTTACCTTCAGGACTTTGAATCTAATAACCTGTCCTCTGCCGCCGGGTATTATGATCTATACGTTAAAGATTCAACTCCAAACGCAAGAACTGCTCTTCAAAATAGCTTTTTTGGTGGGTACTTAACCAGCGCGGTTGGCAGCAAAATACAAGGTAATTACAACACTTTTTACGGCACCGCTTTCGGTACAGTGTACGAAAACGGGCAGCAAAACAGCTACATAAACGGGTACGCATCTGCTGCTTTTAATGATTCTGGAATAGGCACCACTCAATTCCAGTTTTTAAATTTAGGCGCTGGCGCAATTCAATACAAATTGCCATACATGAACAAGAACGGCGCTGGTGCGCCTACCGCAGTCGTTCCTTCCTATATAGGTCAGGTATATATAAATTATAGTTTAAATGACATTTATATTGCTTGGGGGACAAGCGCCGGAAACTGGACAAAGGTTAACTAAATGACCGTATCACTTTCACTTTTCACTGACTCCGTTTGCGTTGCTTGGAGGCCGTTCTAATGTCACCTACTAATCCCCTCTCAGGTAACTTCTAATGGCCGGTTCACATTACCCAATCGGCGTTATTGATGTCCAGTGAGTATAACCATGTCAATCAACACATTTAACGACAAGACTTCGCCGCTTCAGTTATCGCAACTGGACGAGAACTTTGCTACGCCGATAACGATTGGTACAACGCAGGTTGCGCTTGGCGGGACTGTAGCCGACCTTGCTGGTGTGACGATCAACGGTGTGCCTATGAAGGTATCAAGCACTTCAATGATTGTCGGTGGCTCGACAGTGACGGGTATACAAAATGTGCTGTTTGGTTATGGTGCCGGTGGTAGCCAAACTGGGTCAAGCAATACGATCATCGGATACTTTGCGGGCATTACGGCATCTGGCTCAAACAACATCTACATTGGATCAACAGCCGGATTTTCGATGACTTCTGGATCATCCAATACGCTTATTGGTGGGTTTTTAGGTCAATACGGCTCATTTGACCTGCGCACATTGAGTAATAACATCGTTTTGTCTGACGGCAGCGGCAACCCACGCAGCTACATAGACAATACCGGCAAGCACGGATACTGCGCTACAACCGGCAGCACAGTTACGCAGATAACGGACAGAACGACGGGTGTGACAATCAACACTCCTACCGGCACGATACAGCTTGTCAGCGCAGCCGGTACAACTACGCCATTTACGTTTGTTGTTACAAACTCAAGCATTGGCGCAAACGATTGCGTAATTGTCACGCAGCAGACGGGTTCAAATAGCTACCTCGCTTACACGAAATCATCAGCGGGGTCGTTCAAGGTTACGATTGAATCCAGAGTCGGCACGGCAACAGAAGCGCCGGTATTCAACTTCGTTACATACCGTGGCTCAACGAATTAAGAGATAGATATGTTAAAGACAGCATCGGGATTGGGTTCTGGAACAGTAGTAAGCTCAGTTGGGTTTAATTCCTCGTATGCGCCGCTAACAGTTGCGGCTATCGGTGATTCATTTGTATCAAAAATGACAACCACTGACTTGAACGGTGGATCAACCGTTCCAACCCCAACAACAATACAAAATAGCTATTTGAATGGTACTAATGCTGGAACAATGGGCGCTCACACCATGTTTAGCCCTCTGCTTCATGGCGCATTAAGGTCTGGATATGCTTGGTCGATGTTTGAATATACTGCTGGATGTAGCGGAGCCACGTCAGCAACAATTTGTGATCCAGCTAATTCAGTTAGTTGCTTAAATGCGCTATACGGATTTCAAACGTATTTGAAAAATACTTTTGGTTTGTCAACATCTTACGGCAAGCCAGATATGTGCTTGGTTCTTGCTGGAACCAATGATTTTGGTAGCTTCATTTCTATTTCACAAACTCTTGCAAACATAGAAAAGGCGTATGTTTCGTTGCTTTCCAACAACATTATTCCGATAGCTTGGACGGTTACGCCAAACCAGCTTGCGCCTACGCAAATACAGAGCCTGAATCAAGGCATTATCAGACTTGCTGTTAAATACAACTTGCCGCTTTGTGACGCATATTCAGCAGTAGCAAGCGGTTCTACTGGATTATGGGCATCTACTACATATCAATTTGGCACAAATGATTTACATTTAAGTGCGATTGGCGCGGGTTTGGTTGGGTATGCTCTTAATCAGGGAATCATTGCTTATTTGAGACAAGAAAATCGTCTTGTATCCGTTACGTCTGACATTGGGTCAGTCGCATCCCTTACCAAAACAAACTCAGGAAGCGGATACACAAACGGAAGCTATTACAATGTTTCTTTGACGGGTGGCACGGGGTCTGGCGCAAAAGGAACTATTGATATAATAGGCGGGTCAGTTGCTACTGTTGACATTAACTATGGTGGAACTGGCTATGTCAATGGCGATGTTTTAAGTGTTGCCGCCGGTAGCGTTGGCGGCACTGGATCTGGATTCACTGCAACTGTAACCACAAATATCAATTACAACCTAGACCCAAATTTTACAAATTTTGCTGGAACTATTAACACCGTATCATCTTACTCTAACCAGTGGGATACCCCCGGCACGACAGCCATGTCCACCATTATCAGCCCATCAACTGGAACTGAAAACGGGACAGGCAAAACACCATACGTGCCAACTCCTGCAATTCTTGCGGGCTTAAACGCGCAAAATTATTGCGGCAACGCATGGCAGTTAAAGGGCGACGGAACACATACCTACAATGGTGGTTCGTATAACGTAGTAACAAATACCGGCGATAGGATGCTGTTGAGGTTTCAGGTGAAGTGGCAACCTAATTTGGCAAACGGCACTCTTGCTGATTTCAGGCTTGCCTGCTGGAATGGTAGCGGCTCATACACAGGATTGTCTGGTATTGCGCAATCAAGTTTTGTTTCTAAAAACATGACATGCCCAATCGGAGGGGAAACAAATTACCCAGCAGGGCAGTTTTATCAGATATTTACAATCAGGTCTGGCGGCAACAAGTTTGCTAACTTTTTAAGGTTAGATTTTGGAAACACATCGGGAATTTTTAGCCCGCCGTCAGCCACAGATTATTTAACCATTGCCAACGTGCAGTTAATCAACTTAACGCAGCAAGGCTTGGCATAACAGGAACCAACATGAGTACAAACGCTTTCACGCCACTTGGCAACACATCATCCTTCACGGCAAGCACGACTGCGCCTAATCCCGTTCAGGTTGCGCCGTATTCAACGATTGCGGGTGCAAATCAGTACCGCATCATCAATACGGGTACAGTGGTCGTGTTCCTCGGCATCGGCATCAGCTCTGCTGCTGCAAACACCGCCGCAACTTCGACTATGCCGGGGCCAGCGATTCCGCTGCTGCCCGGCACTGACGAAATCCTGACGTTTGCGCCGAACGCATACTTTACGGGCGTGACCACATCGGGCACTGCTCAGGTGTACATCTCTCCGGGTGACGGGATGTGATCGGTATTCAGCCATGTCACTACGAGGTAATAAAATAATGGAATGGCGTGATTTAGATTCGGTTTTTGGAATCATTTTTACTGCTGGTGCAGCGGCATGGGGATGGGTAATGAGCATGATTGGCGACCTGCGACGTGAACATCGTGAGGATATTGCGGAGCTGCGTGCAAGGAAAGACGATGACCATTCAGCTATTTTTGACGCAATCAGCAAAGACAGAACGGAGATTCTTACCAGAATCAACGAGATTGCTGATAAGTCAGAGCATCGTCATTCAGAAATACTGAAGCTGATAATGGATAAGGTTAAGTGATGGATATGGACGCGCTAAGTATTGTGAAATACGGGGACAATGAGTCCCTGAGCGCGTTTCTATTTGAGAATGGTTTGCAACACAAGCTGTTTCAAGAGACATTGATGGATAAGGGCATACAGGTGCCGGTGTTCCCGCTTATGGATGCCGATACGTCCAATCTGGACGATTGGCTACTTGCGCATCAGGTCGAGCATCAGGCGTATGCGGCATTGTTAGACCTGAACAATCCCGTCAATATGCTGGATGTGGACTTTAATAACGAGTCCGATTTCTATGACTGGATTGCCAGTCATTTGTACATTCATGAACAAATAGCCGCCTCACTGGAGCTGACATGAAAGCTAATGTGATGGACACCATTCAGGGCAAGCTACCTTCGCAAGCAAAGCAGATGAGCGTCATAGACGTTCTGAAAGACTTTGCTGCCAAGAACATTCCACCGGCTGAAAGGGATGGGTTTTTGGGGACGATAAATGCAATTTGTTCTTTTCCAAATGTTACTCTGATCCACATAAACAACAGTGTATTTTTTACTATTAAGAACAGCAATAATACAGTTGAGTTTCAGATTATTAGCACAGAGGATGGGGACTCTGTTGCTAATAACATTATGGGATACATGAAATTCTTAAAAAACCAGAATGTTAAGACTGCAATAGTTAAGACCAATTCTGGTGAGATGGTGACTTTTCTAAAAGCACTGCCGTTAAAGATGAATGTTTCACAAGGAACAAAAGTGGGCGGCGGTGTTGCTAGACCTATTTACATCATTCAAATTGAAGTAGGTGGCAAAGCATGAGCTGGCTTTCAAAAGCATGGAGTGATGTTAAACACGCGGTAACTGACATCAGAGACGTTGTCGAAGCCCCTATTGCTGCAATTTCTAGCGGCGTTGCCAGCAAAGGAGCAACAAGTCTGGCAAAGCATACTGGTCAAGTATTAAGCAGGGCTACGGGGATACATAACTGGAATGATTATCGTGACTACGTGGAATCAAACGCCGTTGTTATGGGTAACTTTTTTTTCCCTGGATCGTCTCTTGTTACATCTCGGTTGGTTAGTAAAGGCGCACAGGAAAGTTTACAAAAACCTGAATACATAATAGCCAATTTGGCTGCTGGCTATCAGGGAACCCAAGCTGGGCAAGGTGCCGATATGTTTGGTGCTCAATCTGCTGGGAAAGCAGTTGGTAACATTACAAACAGCACAGTTGCCGCAAGCGCAACCACTGGTGCGGTTCAAGGGGCCGGATATGGTGCTGCTGAAGCAGCGGCATCAGGCCAAAACATCGGCAAGGGCGCACTTAAAGGCGGTGTGTCTGGCGGTGTTGCGGCTGGTGTTACAACCGCTTTGATGGGGCCTGCTGGACAGCCGATGACTTCTCCATCATCGACAGGCGTTAGCACATATCGAGGTTGGCAAGTGCCGGAAGCCCTTCAGACCGGCGCATCCTCATTAGGTCAGGGCGCAGCTCAAGGAATTGGCACGTTTGCGGGTCAAGAAGCTATTGGGAAAACTGCCGGTGAATCCGCACGGGCTGGATTGGCTTCAGGTGCGGCACGGGCATTGTTTCCAACCCCACAGCAGTATGTGGGGCAAGATGGCAAGACCGTGGGCAAAGATACGTCCGGCTTTGAAAGACAGGCCACAAGTCAGGCATTATCGCAGTTTCTGGCACCGAAAGACACGGGCGGCAATTACCAGCCTAGCTCTGGTGCGGCCTCGACTGTCCTGAGTGCGACGCAGCAGGTGAGTCCGAGTTCAGCCGCGCTTGCGCAGGCTTTGCGGGTTGGCGACGCTGGTGGCCCGATATTCGGGTCAGAAGGCGAGGACAAGAAGAAGAAGGGGGCTTGGAACTTAGAATCGTTGCGGTATATGGGTTAGGTGCGAAATGGCTAAATTATCAAAAGCATTGAAAACAGAACTTGGCGACCTGAGCCAGATAGCGCAACTTTTGCAGAAAAAGGGGCGTGGCAA